TCAAGGATGGTTTGCTGCTACTCCAATTAACCCAGGAATTCCAACATCTGTTGTTGCAACAAACTCTGGATCAAATAGAGCATTTAATAATGGTAGAGCGTCTGTAGCATTTAACGTAGGAACAGATGGCGGACTTCCAACATCATTTACTGTTACTTCTTCTCCAGGATCATATACAGCATCTGGATCAACTTCTCCAATATTGGTTACAGGACTTCAATCAAATACTGCTTATACTTATACAGTTACAGCAACTAATAATTTTGGAACATCTAATGCCTCATCTGCATCATCTGCTGTTACAGCAACTACTGTCCCACAGGCGCCAAGTATTAGTGCAGTATATGGAAATTCTTTAGCAACAATTACAATTACACCTGGAGCAACAGGTGGTTCTGCAATTACAGGATACTCAATTGTCTCAAGCCCAGCAACTACAACTCAGACAACTTCAAACACAACATATACTTTCACAGGACTTACAAATGGCACTGCCTACACATTTACCGCTACAGCAACAAATGCTAATGGAACATCTGCAGCAAGCTCTGCAAGCAATTCAGTAACACCAAATAATCCACCTGTATCAATTGACTTTTTAGTTGTAGCTGGTGGTGGATCAGGTGGAACTTATGTTGCTGGAGGTGGTGGAGCAGGAGGACTTCGTTCTAGCGTAACAGCAAGTGGTGGTTCTCCAGGAACAGTTGAATCTTCTTTATCAATTGCTAGTGGTACTAGTCATACTGTAACAGTAGGCGGCGGAGGTGCTGGTGAAGCAACAGCAAATTCAGGAACTGATTCAACATTTAACATCATTACTTCTATAGGTGGCGGTATGGGTGGTATGGGTGGAGGCGTAGGAATACCAGTTGCACTATCGGGAGGTTCAGGTGGTGGCGGAGGTTCGGGAGCTCCTAGTCCTGGTGCTGGAACAGCCAACCAAGGCTTTGCTGGTGGAAGTTCTCCTGGCGCTGGTGGAAGTTATTCATCAGGCGGCGGTGGAGGTGCTGGTGGAGCTGGTAATGCTGGTGTATCAAGTGGTGGCGGAGGTGCTGGTGGCGTAGGAGTTGCAGTAAGTATTACTGGCTCATCTGTTTATTACGCAGGTGGTGGCGGTGGTTCAGTAAGCCTTTGTGCTGGTGGAAATTCTCCTGGCGCTGGTGGTAATGGCGGAGGCGGTTCGGGAGGTGTTGGTAATTGTAACGGATCTACTAGTTATCGAGGAACAGACGGATCAGCAAATACTGGTGGTGGCGGAGGTGGGGGAGCAGGTAATGGAAATACTGCTCAAGCAGGAGGATCGGGAGTAGTTATTTTACGGGCACTTCAAGCAGCATCTTCTACAACAGGATCACCTGTTGCAACAACTTCAGGATCTTACTACATATATAAATTTAACAACTCAGGAAGTATAACCTTCTAATGAGCAGAATCAGAGATATAGCAAACTTATTCAGCGCAAATACGTCGGCAGCGACGGACTCTGAAGTAACTGCTGCTATCTCTGCACATAACTCTTCAACAACAACAGTACATGGTATTTCTGATACTGCCGCCCTTGCTACATCTACATCTGTAACATCTGCAATATCAACACATAATACAACTGCTAATGGGCATGTTAAAAGAGGCAATACTGCTTCTCGTCCCGCTTCGCCTACAACTGGTGACATATATATGAATACACAATTAGGCTACCCAGAATTTTATGAAGGAACAGCATGGATTCCAATCGGAGCAGATCCAACCGCTCCATCATCTGTTGTTGCTACAAACTCAGGATCTGGGCGGGCATTCAATAATGGTCAAGCATCTGTTGCATTTACAGCAGGAACAGTACCAGGATCTAGTTATACAGTAACATCTTCCCCAGGTTCTTATTATAATACTGGTGCATCATCTCCAATCCTTGTATCAGGATTGCAATCAAATACATCTTATACTTTTACTGCCACCGCATCAAATGTTTATAACACATCTGCTGCCTCATCTGCGAGTAGCGCAATTACTGCAACTACTGTGCCTGCTGCACCAAGCGTAAGCGCTGTAGCAGCACCTCAATCAGCTACACTTACAATTACCCCAGGAGCAACTGGCGGTTCTGCAATTACAGGATATTCAATAGTTTCAAGCCCAACGACTACTACTCAAACAACATCAAGCACAACTTATAATTTTACTGGACTTACAGATGGCACATTATACACATTTACAGCAAGCGCAATAAATGCAAATGGAACATCGGCAGCAAGTAGTGCAAGTAGCTCAGTTACACCTAGTGCAGGAGTCACAGTAGATTACCTTGTAGTTGCAGGTGGCGGCGGAGGCGGGCAAGATGATGGTGGTGGTGGTGGTGCTGGTGGTTTACGTTCAACTGTAACTGCAACGGGCAGAGGAGGCTCATTAGAAACTCCATTTATTGCAAATTACGGAACTACATACACAATTTCTGTTGGCGGTGGTGGTAGTGCTGGTATACAAAGTTCGGGAGTTACTTCTGGAGAAAATTCATTTATTAGTGGAACTGGTTTAACAACTATTACTTCCCTTGGTGGTGGTAAAGGAGGAGGTCTAAGAAGCATTGGTGCAAATGGAGGTAACGGCGGATCTGGCGGCGGCGGTGCTGATAGCAATAACGGTATTGGAACAAATGGACAAGGTTATGATGGTGGTTTAGGACCAAGAGGCGGTGGTGGCGGCGGCGCAGGTGCTGCTGGTACAAATGGATCAACTTTGGGTAGTCAACCTGGTGGTAACGGCGGTAATGGAGTATCAGTATCAATTACTGGTTCTTCTGTAATTTACGCTGGCGGCGGCGGGGGTGGCGGTGGAGTTGGTGGCTCTGGCGGATCTGGTGGCGGTGGACAAGGTTATTCAGTCATGGGTACCAACGGAACTACAGGAGAAACAAATAAAGGCGGCGGCGGTGGTGGTGGACAAGGTAGCTCAGGAGCGCCAAATGGGTGGGTTGGTAAAAATGGAGGAAGTGGTGTAGTTGTTATTAAAACAGCAACTCCTGCAGCATCTACTACAGGATCGCCAGATACAACTGGAACTGGTGGCGGAATATATATATATAAATTTAATAATACAGGGAGCATTACCTTCTAATGGCTAAATTAATAAGAGTATGGGATGGAAGTGCTTGGCAAGAAGTCGGCACCGCTATTCCTAATGGCCTTACAACAGATGGAACCCAAACATTAACTAATAAAACTATATCTGGTGCATCTAATACTTTAACTAATATTGGAAATGCCTCCCTAACTAATTCAGCAATTACCGTTAATGGGTCCGCCGTTTCTTTGGGCGGAAGCGTAACAATTGTTACAGGACCAGCATCTTCTGCGGTATCATCTAATATAACAATGGCGGCTAATAATAATTACTTTGTAAATACTTCAGCGGCAAGAACTTTAACTCTTCCTGCTTCCCCCACACAAGGGGATGAGATATCAGTATATGATTCAACAGGATCAGCAGCAAGCAATAACATAACCTTGAATTCCAATTCAAATAAAATAAATGGAATAGTACAGAACCTAGATATAGATGTGGCTTATGGAGCCGTTTCATTGATATATACAGGCTCTGGCTATGGATGGAGATTAATCTAATGACACTTAAATTATCAGCAGCACTAGCAATAAATGCCGCTCAGATTGCAGAAACAGGGGTTATTACAAATAGCCTTACAGAGCCTGCGGCAGGAACATCGCAGGACGGCGGGGTAGTAGACGGAATACTTGATAGTGCAATATATAGTATAATTGCTAATAATACAACAAATACGTTTGACGGAGGAACAATTTAATGTCAGCCATTATTCAACTTAAAAGAGGAACAGCCGCAGCGCTAACCTCTGCAAATCCTGTTCTAGCAGCAGGAGAAGTAGTCTTTGAAACAGATACAAAGAAGATGAAGGTTGGAGATGGTTCCACAGCATGGACATCCCTAGCATATACAGCCACAGACGGAGACGTTTCTGGAGTAACAGCAGGTACAGGTTTAAGCGGCGGTGGAAATTCAGGAGCAGTTACTCTTGCAATTGATTCAACAGTAGCCACATTAACTGGAACACAAACTTTAACAAATAAAACAATTGACACAGCAAGTAATACAATTACTGGTGCTGCAACATTAACAGGCACACAAACTTTAACTAATAAAACTATTGCTGCTACAAGTAACACTATTACTGGTGTTATTAACAATACATTAACTACCACAACAGGTGATTTGATTTATGCATCAAGTGCTAATACTCCAGCCAGACTCGGAATTGGTTCTACCGACCAAGTACTCAAAGTGTCAGGTGGGGTGCCAACATGGGGAACTGCTGCTGGTGGAGCTGCATCACTGACTTGGACGGCAGTTAATGCAGGCGGAACTACATTAACTAATGGAGTAAGCTCAGTTTCAGTAAATGTTCCTGTTGGTACAAAAGAAATAGTTGCCGTTATAGTAGATGATACTGCTGGTGGTTTACATCAATGCGGATTTGGATTAAATAATAGTACTGCTTCGAATCATTTTAAAGCGCATGCAACTTATTATAATACTTCAACAGATCAATTTGAATATGAAAGTAATTTTGTTGATGGTATTTCATCAATACCCTGTGCAAGAAAATCTGGTTCAGGCACAGTTGGTGGCTGGATTCAGGTCACAGATTGTGATAAATCAACTCCTAAAACATTTGACAGCTATGGAACGGGTGGGTATTTAACATTCTGGGAAAGTGGTATATACACAGGAGGAGTTATTACATCAATAGAAGCAAGAGTTGGTTACGAAAACTTTAATGGTACTGGCAAAATTCATGTTTACGCAGGATCATAAGGAGAAATAATGAAAATAACAATAAAGCAATACGATTCAAATACAAATGAAGAAACTATAATAGAAAGAGATGAAACTCCACAAGAGCAAGCTGATAGAGAAGCTCTTATCGCAAAAATGGATGCAGAATATGCAGAGATATTATCAAAATCTGCAGCTAAAGCATCAGCAGAAGCAAAACTTGCTGCCCTTGGATTGACCTCTGAAGAAATAGCAGCATTTCTATAATATAATTTGAGCAGGGCTCAAATGTATATTAAGGTATAATAAAAGTATGTCCTACCAATTAAAGGTAATTAAAGATTATCCAATCGGCTTCTGGCCATTGGATGAGTCTTCTGGTTCTACCGCCGCCGATTCATCGGGGTGCGGTAATAATGCCACATATGTAGGATCACCTGCTTCAAATATATTACCATTAGTTTCTGGCGGGGTATCTGGAACACGTATAACAAATACAGCATATATAACTGTACCCGTTACTAAAGATTATTATGGAGCAACAGTAGGAGCAGGATTTGCAACCTCTTACACTTCAGATAATGATTTTACTTTAGAGGCATGGGTTAGTCCATCAATTCAAACTGTAAATCAAACTACTATCTTTGCTGATTCCGCCGACAACATAGGACTGTTCTGGGAAAAAGGAGATGTTGTATTTAAAGTATCTTCTACAGAACAAATTAGGTGGGCAGTAAGTTATTCTAAAAAAGCATTTCATTTAGTAGGAATATACTCAGTTGATTCTATTAAGCTGTTTATAGATGGTAGACAGGTAGCAATTAAAACAATTGATAATAATTTTAAATTCACAAACGCTTCTCTAGACTTACAAATTGGACCAACCTCAAATTCATCCGATTCTTTTATTGTAGATGCTCCAGCCGTATATAGATATGGGCTAACAGGAGCTAAAATTGCAGAACATTTTACCGATGGCAACTATTACGTGCAACCAGTTCATGTAGCTCAACCAGAGGGCGGCAAAGTATTTTCTTGCTCAGACATTAATAACCGAGTAGACTTTGATTACATATATGGAGTATCTAAGCCATGGGATGAATTAACAGATTCTAATACTTACTATGATGAAGCAGGGCAATATGTATCTTTTATTCCCACCGAATCTGCTACAGCAAAAACATCTATTATCCAAGACTTTTTATTTATTCCAACAGCAAGCGGATTTACAAATTCAAAAATTGAGTGGCGTAATGATTTAGGAATTGTAGTAGAAACAAGTGTGGACGGAACCAACTATCTGACTTGCGAAAATGGAGACTCTATCCCTCAATATACAAAGGGATCATTTAATTCAAGCGGTATCCTATATATTAAAATTACAATGTCTACCACAGATGCTAGCAAGTTCCTCCCAAGACTTTCATATTTCTCAATCAGGTTCTATAGAGAATCTTTGATATATGCAGATAACTCAAATAGTTATATTGGATCTAATAGTCAATTTATGGTGGGATCATTAAATTACTCCCCATTAATTAGACATTATAATAATGGAATAAGAGCTAAATCAGGATATGGATTTGATTCTAATACTGGATTAAACATAAGTACTGTAGAAATGTTTTTTACTCCTAAAACAAATGGAGCAAACACTTTATTCTATCATGCAGCATCAGGCACTAAGTATGCCTGGAATGCCTCTCAAACGGTCTCTAAGGCCTCTATAAGCGCTTTATACGTCAATGGGGTAGATAAGACATCCCAGACAAATGTAAACAATTTCCTGGTCGTAGGAGAGCCTCATCATATAGTTCTAGTATTTGCATCTGCAATTACAGGGGCATTTAGATTTAATTATGAGTCTTCTGGTGGTCCCGACAATTTATATAATAATATTGCTTTGTATACTAGGGCATTGGCTGAGGCAGATGTAGACAATCATTTTGATTTATATTGTGGCAGACCCTATACCTCAATTGTAGAACCAGCCATCAATGTGACAGAAGCAGCGCCAGAATACTATGATAATGACTGGGTTGTGGTACAAAGTATCTAAATTTGTCACGCCCCTTGACAAAAAGCTGGACTTAGACAGTAAGTAATGGTAAAATAAAGTTCTATGGACATTACGAAGAAGAATACAAGATTTTTGCAAGAAGAATCAACCCTGGGCATATATGTTTGGGAAATGCCAGACGGCAGATGGATTGGAGATGACGATGGGAACTTTCTTTCAGTCACGGCCAAAAAAGGAAATAGATCCCTCATCGATGCTTTGGCTCGTGAAGTTCGCTCATACGGCATATATGAAGGCGGGCCTAAATTTCTTTCCGCTAGGCGGAAAATATCAGACGAAGAATTCGATCACCAAAAACAAAGACTTGATTGGGGACTAGTTCCAGATCCTTTGGATATTGGAAACTATAAAGACGAAATGAAAAAGTTGGGTAAACTAAGATGACAAAATTTGTAGAAGATGATGACTCTCAAGATATTGTAGTCTCAAACGTGGCGGACTGGATGAAGTTTAATACTCCAAGAGAAGAAACAACTACCGACCTATTTAAGGTAAGCGGAGACGAACTAACAAAAATTTCAGGGCTTAGCCCAGCATTTCGTCGTAAGATGAATCGTGATTTACAAAAAAGATTCCAGGGTATTGATGGAACGGAAACACAACAGAATCTATTACAGCAAGCAGTAACTGGCTATGCAATGTTCGACCTTGTTGAGCCCCCATATAACCTAGATTACTTATCAACTATTTATGAAATTTCCCCATATAACTATTCAGCAATTAATGCTAAGGTTTCAAACATTGTTGGCTTGGGCCATGACTTTGTTGAGACAAGAAAAACAATGGAAGCGTTTGATAATATTTCAGATGAAAAATCATTAGACAGAGCACGTAGAAAATTAAATAGACTTCGCCAAGATTTATATGATTGGCTAGAGGAATGCAACGAAGAAGAAACTTTTACAGAAACACTTATCAAGGCCTATACAGATGTTGAAGCAACAGGAAATGGCTACATTGAAATTGGTAGAACCTCTGCTGGAAAGATTGGTTACTTAGGTCATATTCCCGCAAAGACAATGCGTGTTCGTCGTTTGCGTGATGGCTTTATTCAATTGCTTTACGGCAAGGCAGTATTCTTCCGCACCTTCGGAGATCAAGAAACAGAGAACCCAATTGCAGGCGGGCTAGATAGACCTAACGAAATTATTCATTTAAAGAAATACACCCCTACAAATAACTACTACGGAATCCCAGATATCGTAGCCTCATCAAATGCTATGGCAGGAAATGAATTTGCTGGTAAGTACAATCTTGACTACTTTGAGAATAAGGCGGTTCCAAGATATATTATTACAGTAAAGGGAGCAAAGCTTTCTACAGAGTCAGAGCGTAAATTACTTGAGTTTTTCCAAGTTGGACTAAGAGGCAAGAATCACAGATCTTTGTATATTCCCCTTCCTCCAGATTCTCCAGATTCTAAGACTGAATTTAAGATGGAGCCAATTGAGGCAGGTACTCAGGAATCTTCATTTAACGTATATCGCAAATCTAATAGAGATGAAATCCTATTATCTCACCGTGTCCCAATTAATAAAATTGGAACTCCAGAAGGAGTAAATTTAGCGGTGGCCAGAGATGCCGATAAAACATTTAGAGAGCAAGTATGCCGTCCAGCCCAAATGAATTTAGAAAAGAAATTAAATAAGATTATTGAAGAAATGACAGATGCTTTAATTCTTAAATTTAATGAGCTTACTTTGACCGATGAAGATACTCAATCTAAAATTGATGAGAGATATTTAAGGATGCAGGTAGTGACCCCTAATGAAATTAGAATTAGAATGGGTATGGTCCCAATTGATGGTGGGGATAAAGTTGTAGAATTAAAACCACAGGCACAGGCAGAAGTAAGAGCACAGGCAGGCAAGACCAGAACTAGAGATTCTGAAAGGTCTGCAAATTCCCCCGATATTTCTGGAGAGGGAAGAAATGCTCAAGGAGACGGAAGACAAGTCGACTGACCCTGCTCAACCATTATTTGCGTTATAGTCAATAACGCTATAAAATTAAGCATATGAACATTGAAAAATCACTATGGTCTTCAACTGGCGATCAGATAGTTTTATCGGTCCCCTTTACAAAAGTCAACCGTGAAAAGCGTACTGTCTCAGGTTTTGCAACACTAGACAACGTTGATCAAACTGGTGACGTCGTTACTATGGAAGCAAGCGTAAAAGCTTTTGAAAATTTCCGTGGAAACATCCGTGAGATGCATGGATCAAATGCAGTAGGTAAAATGATTTCTTTTAAACCAGAAACATACTACGATGCAAAAGCACAAGAATTTTATAACGGAGTATATGTTGACGCATATGTTTCTAAGGGCGCTCAGGACACTTGGGAAAAAGTTCTAGACGGAACTCTAACAGGATTTTCAATCGGCGGAAAGATTATTGAATCAGACAACGAAGTTAATAAAGCAACTGGTAAGACTACAAGATTCATCAAAGATTATTCATTGATGGAACTTTCAATTGTCGACTCTCCAGCAAACGAGCTATGCAACATTCTTTCTATCTCTAAGATGAACGGCGAACTAATATTTAAAGGAATAGCAACTGAAGTAAAAGCAGAAAACATTTTTTATTGTGCAGACTCAGACTCAGTATTTATTTCAACAGAATCATCATATGATTCCCCAGTTACAGGAAAGCCTGCAACACTAATTGGATGGGTAGAGTCAAACGATGTTAACAAAGCAAAAGAAATAAACAAGATTCTTGATTTACATAAAAAATCAAGATTGTCCACGCCTGAAACACAAATTGCAAAACAGGCAGACATAGAAGGAGGTAATGAAGTGTCAGAAAACACAGAAAACACAGCAGTCGAAGAGACTGTAGTAGCAGACGCACCAGTTGTTGCTGAAGAAGCACCAGCAGTTGTAGAAGCACCAGTAGAAGACGCTCCTGCCGAAACTCTAGAAAAAGCAGCCGATGTATCAGAAGTTATGGTTGATGAACCTGATTTTGCTAAAATGCTTGGCGACCTTAAGGGATTTTTCTCAGAGACATTGAATAAGGCTTCAGAAGCAAATGCAGTACAGGTTTCAACAATTAAAGATACAGTTGAAACGTTCAGCAAGAGCGTAGATAGCCGAATTTCAGAGTTGGCAGAACAACACACAGCACTTTCAACAGCAGTTGAAAGCATCAAGAACACAATTGATGGTGTACAAAAGCGTGTCGATGCAGTAGAATCAGAGACTGCAATTAAGAAGTCCTCGGACCTTGGCGGGTCTCAGGAAGTAATGATCAAAAAATCAAAGTGGAACGGTTCTTTCCTTGGTTCCGTGAACGAAATTTTTAACTAAAAAAAGGTAGGTGAAAATATAAAATGAGTAATGAAAACTTAGAAAAGGCTATCGCTGCAGGTACAACTGCAACAGGTACCTTTGCAGGAGTTACAGGCGCAGCTAACACAAGCATCCACACAGGTGGTGTTTCTGGCAACGCAGGTCTCCTAAACGCAGAACAATCAGCTCGCTTCCTGGACTACATGTTCGACGCTACCGTTATCGGTAAGGTCGCCCGTACAGTTCGTATGAAGTCAGACACATCTGAGATTGATCGTATGGCCGTTGGTGAGAAGCTAATGAAGCTTGCAACCGAAGGTGACAACGACGCTTCAAACAGCGCAGTAACTTTCTCAAAAATCTCTTTGACAACAAAGAAACTCCGCATGGACTGGGAGCTTTCAACAGAGTCTCTAGAAGATAATATCGAAGGTGCAGATCTTGAAGATCATATTGCACGTTTGATGGCAACACAGGCAGGTAACGACATTGAAGACGTAATTCTAAATGGCGATACAACCCTAACAGGCGATGCCCTATACAAGTCATTTGATGGCGTTGTAAAGAAGGCAAAGGCTTCAGCACACGTAGTAGAAGCTGGTGGCTCAGGCGTAAGCCGTGAGTTGTTTAACAAAGCACTCAAAGCAATGCCACGTAAGTACAAGCAACGTCGTGCAGATCTTCGCTTCCTAGCGGGATCAAACCTGATTCAAGATTTCCTATATGCTAACAGCATTGGAACAAATCAGACAATTCCACAGGATATCGCATCAAGCTTAATCCGTGGAGCAACACCAGCTCTAGGTGGACCAGCAGGATATGTGGCACCATTCGCATTCGGTATTCCGATTGTTGAAGTACCACTTCTTAATGAGACACAGACTGGAACATATTCAGCTCCATCAGGATCACACGGTGACGTCCACTTGACATTCCCAAATAACGTAGTTATTGGTATCAAGCGTGATGTAACTGTTTACCGCTTCTTCGAGCCACGTAAGGACTCAATCGAGTACACAATGTATACTCGTGTTGGCGTTCAAATCGAGCAGGCAAACGCCTGGGTAGTAGTGAAAAACGTTAAGGTTGCTTCCTAATTATAGGATTTAACTAGCTGGAAAGGCCCCTAATTAATTTTAGGGGCTTTTCATTTTAATTTAGTAATGCTATAATTGTTTTAAGTAGAAATAGGAGATTTGCATGTCATTTGAGACATTGAAAGTAGCAGAGTTGAAAAAGATTGCAGAAGATTTTGCAGTCGATGCCGACGGTCTAAAAAACAAAGCCGACATCATTGCCGCCCTTGCAGAAGAGGGAGTAACTTGGTCTGTATATAACAGCACTATGAAAAAGATTGAAGAAGAGACGGAAGAAATGTCAATCGAAGTATTGCCAAAGTTTGATCCAAAAGCGGTACAGCCAGCGGATACAGTATTAGTAAGAATGACCAGAGAGAACTTTAGATATGATATTATGGGAATTACGTTCACAAAAGAACACCCATTCGTAGCAGTATCTGAAGATGTAGCACAAGAAATTTTTGATAAGGAGGAGGGCTTTAGATTAGCGTCTCCTAGAGAAGTACAGGAGTACTACAGTTAATCTAAGCCTATAAAATGGCAGAGATATTAATTAATTCACAATCACCGATTGTCCATCAGATTTTTTGGAATGGTGACATTGCAGATGCTGACGCCTTACCTGTTGTAAAAATATATGACGTAACGTTAGATGCAAGAGTTAGTCCTGCCGTAGCTTCAACAACTGTACTTGCCACAATAACCTCTACCCTAGACGAAAATAATCCTGGGACATATTATGTTAATGTCCCTTATGCTCTTACAAATAGAAACAAGACATTAAAGGCAAGTTGGGAATACTCCGTAGGAGGAGTGGCGGTAGTAAGAACAGATGAGATACAAGTAATAACTCCATACGTAGATTTTAACTATATTCAAGATCTTGGATACAGCACAGATTCCTCAGACCCATCATATAAGTCTTACAAAGAATTAATTAGAGCAGAAAGATATGCTCGTAAACAAATAGAACAATATACAGGTCAGAAGTTTTATCTCTATGACGAGACCTTGATGGTATATGGGTATGAGTATGACACTCTTCCATTGCCAGCTAAAATTTATCAACTTCACACATTGTCTGTAAACGACATACTTCTCAGAGACAATATTAATAATATTGATAACTGGAACTTCCCAGTTCAAATTTCTGAGAGCGGATATTCAATTAGAATCAATAGAGCAGGAATGGTAGACAATACCGTATATACTGCTAATGGAATGGTTCCACCAAGTATTCACGATTATTCAGGAGTGTTTCACTCTGGAGTTCCTTACAAAGTATTTGCAAGATTTGGCTGGGAGAAAGTTCCTGAGAACGTAGAATTAGCAACAGCTGAATTGATGAAGGATTATTTTTCTAAGGATACTATCTGGCGCAACAAGTACGTAAAGTCTATATCTACATTCGATTGGGATTTTGAGTACACTGGAGATGCCTACACTGGCACAGGAAACGCCCTAGCAGATAATCTTCTAGCCGACTATGTCTTAACAATTAAAGCAGAGATTATATAATGAGTAGCATCGTAGACTCTGTCTTGTCTATGAATTTAGATGTTTATAGACAGTTTGAAACTCAGGACCCAGATACTGGAGCAATCGTAAAAGAGTGGAATTACTATAAAACAATTGCATGTCACGCAAAGGGTGTAATTAGCAACTCTGCAACTACCAGATCTAGCGATAAACAAATTTTTTCAAATAAGTATTTAAATGATCAAGTTATTCAAGTAAGAACTTCTGAAAAATTAACCATCAGAGAAAAGGTAACTAACGTAAGAGATGTCGAGGGGAATACAATTTGGAATGAAATTAACTATCCAAACGAGACCCCAACAGTATTTGAAGTAATGGGAACAACACCAATAACAGATCCATTTGGAAGAGTGATTGCTTATAACTCATCCCTAAAGAGATCGGAGAATCAGCAAATTGGACAATAGCGGAATGCTGATTCAAGCAGCAAGCGGACTTGAAAGAATGATGTATGCAAATCAAAAGGGTGTGCTGAAGGATAGTACAGTAGCCCAGATATCGGCATTTGTATATTATGAGGCAGCAGTCATAGCTAAACTAACAACAAATAAGGCATTTCAAAATGCATTTAGTAAACTTATGTTTGATCAGATAAACCTTGATTTTGGAAACTATATAGACGCACTTGCTAGAAGCAAGCCCAAATCTTTACACCATGTTTATGAATGGAAGAAAACTGGCAACAAGTCAGCAAGACTATTTAAATTAAACAAGACTACACAGGCAGGGCTATCCTTTGGAATTAATTATTCATTCTTGCCATCTAAATCAATGGTGCCAGCAGCAACTGGAAAACGCAGACATATGTTTATAAATAAAGCTTCTATTATGGAGCAGGGAAATCCTTTAGTAATTAGGCCAAAAAGTGCCGATAGACTTGTATTTGAAATTGACGGAGAAACAGTATTCATGCCTAAAGGTGCGTCAGTTACAGTAAAACGTCCTGGTGGATCTGGGGCACGTAATCAATTTACATTGGCCCACTCAAGATTTTTTAGCGGCAGACTAGTAAATGATTCAATTAAAAAATCTGGATTCCAGAGACTATTTAATTCAAGTATGTCAAAAGCACTTGGAGTGCCGTCAGATATTAAAAGAGTTAAATATTCTTTTTCAGCAAATACAATAAGGTCTCAGGCTGATTCAGCACTAACCTTATCATTCGGAGGTGCAATGTGACGGCTAACTATAAATTAGACGCAATGCTAGAGCTAAGAAAGTATCTATGGAAAGAACTTTATACCAGAGACATCTTTGACGAGAATGACTATTGGAGCGATAACTTAAACGAGAATGTTATTCCAATTATTCCAGTCCAGCAAGCCCCAGAATTAAATCAATTTTTAAGCGGCAAGAAGCATATTGTCTATGACAAGATCGGGATGTCCTATGAGGACAACTGGCTAATATGTTGTGAGCAGATTTTGTTTACCGTATATTCAACTTCAGTGGCAGATATTAATGAAATCAGAAACTATATGACAGATGAGTTTAGAAGAATGGATAGCTCAGCTCAGGATATAAACAAATGGACAGACCTTTCCAATAAGTTCAAATTCCATAGCGTTTACATAGCAGACATATCCCCAACAGCCCCGTCAGAGGAGCTTCAGGGATTTTTCTCATCCGAGATTATCCTAGAAATAAAGTACTCCAGGATTACAGACAATGTGGGCAGGTTCCTCTAAGGTTTGCCTTTTTACCCATAATATTATAAACTTGTACTAAGAGGAAAGAAGCCTAGCCAGCTTGAATTTAAGATTTAAATATATATATATTGAAATATAGGAGGAAACAAAACTATGGCACAATCCGTAGGTAATGCTAGAAATATTCTAGTCGGTGCATCACCATTGTTCTTGTCAACTATTGACGTGAACGACGCTGACTACATCGAAAACGCAGAAGCAGGCGTAGCAATTGCATCAGGAGCAACAACAGTTGGCGTACCAGCATTTGCAACAGGTGTATCATACGCTAATACATTGAATGCTGTTAACCAGACAGCAGGACTATTTGGATACCGTAACGTTGGTTTTACTAACAATGGTCTTCAAATCACATACAACCCAACATATGACTCAGTAACTGTAGATCAGTTGCTTGATACAGCTAAGCTGTTCAAGTCAGCGATGGAAGTTATGATTGCAACAGAAATGTCAGAAGGTACTCTTGAGAACATTGCAACAGTATTTGGACAGCCAGCATCAACTCTATCAACAACAGGCACAGGAACTTCAAAGAAGGATACCCTTGGTCTAGAGGCAGGTGCACTTGGTGCAGCTCCAACAGAGCGTCAGTTAATTGCAGTCGGACTAGCTCCAACAGCAGATTCAACAACTTCAGAGCGTGTATATTATGCTCGTCGAGTATTGTCTGTACAACAGTCACAATTCTCACTTGCACGTACAACTCCAACAACATTCCCAGTAACCTTCCGTTTACTACCAGATGCTAGCTATGCTGGCTCTGAGTACGGCAAGATTATTGACCGTGTTCTAGTAGCATAATAATTTAGTTTATTATCTATACCTCAAAGCCCCCAAGAAATTGGGGGTTTTGTGGTTGTATTAGTATATTTCTTTTAGTATAATGTTTATGAGTAGATCCTAGGAGGACCTAAATTGGCAACAACAGTATATAGCGTAGAAGAGGTACAGCTTCAAAACGGGCAGACCGTAAAGCTAAAGCCACTATCAATAGCAGAGCTTCGTAAGTTTATGCTAGCAATTAAAAAGACTGCAGAATCACAAACAGAAGATGATACACTAAACATCTTGATCGATGCCTGTGCAATTGCAATAGAAAAACAACTACCAGAATTGGTAGCAGATAGAGAAGCATTTGAGAACGCCTTAGATGTTCCAACCATGAATCGCATTCTAGAAGTTTGCGGAGGGATTAAGCTTGACGACCCAAACCTACTAGCGGCAGCGGTTCTGGCTGGTCAGAACTAGACTTAGCCGCCTTAGAGGGTGAAGTTTTTTTACTAGGACATTGGAAGAATTACCAGGAATTAGAAGAAAGTCTTTCAATGCCAGAACTTGTAAATACTTTAAAAGCTTTAAAGAAAAGAGATTACGACAGTAAAAAGTTTCAAGCTTCTTTAACTGGAGTAGATATGGGCGAGTACGAAGAAGAAAAGAAGGCTTCTAGTTTTGAAGAAATACAACTAAGAGCAGCAGGTATAACTACCAGTGCAGATGATGTTGTATCACTTCAAGGAAGATTCGCAGCAGCAGCTGGTTTTGGAATTGGAGAAGGACTAGGATACGTGAAGGAGTAATCTGAATATAAATGGCTGACGAAACAATCAGTACCCGTATAGTCGCTAATGCCGACTTTTCAGCCCTTATTGCCGATGTGCATAAGGTTACTGCCAGCCTATCAAAATTACAAGAAAAATTAGCTAGCTCTAATAAGATGATGGCAAATCAAATTGCCGTCATGAACAGATCTTTTTCTGATACATTAAGAAGCACAGGTCAGTTCTCCACACACTTTGTAAGCCTTACTTCAGATGTAGAAAAGTTTGGTAAGAATCTCGACGGCGGAAAACTAAAGTTAAATCAATACTTTAACGCATTTAGAGATCAAACTAAAACTTCTGGCGGACTCATTAGAGACCTAGCAAAACAGCAGGTAGCATTACAAAATTCAGTACTACAGCCGCTTGGAAGAAACGCACAAGGACTTATGCAGTTCAATGTTCAGGTTCCTAGAGGACTTGACACAGTAAAGAATGCTGCGGCAATAGCAAGAACAGAACTTCAGATTATGAATAAGGTTGTCCAGGATGGTGCTGGACAAATTATTAACTTTGGTAAAAACACTCAGTGGACAGGACGCCAGCTTACAGTTGGACTTACCGTGCCATTAGTTGCATTTGGTAACGCAGCCGCAAAAGCATTTAGAGAAGCAGATCAAGAATTAGTAAGATTAACAAAGGTTTATGGAGACGTTGCAGGAACCTCTTCGGCAGAGCTTGGCAAAGTGAGAGATGATGTTGTTCAAACAGCTAGAGAAATTTCATCAGCAATGGGAGTTTCATTTAAAGAAACTATTGGCCTAGCCGCTGATATTGCAGCAACTGGAAAAACTGGAGACGAGCTACTAGGGTCTATTAAAGAAACAACCAGACTTGCAGTACTTGGTGAAGTAGATAGACAAGAAGCTATGAAGGCGACACTTGCAATTCAATCTGCATTTAAATCTAATACAGACGAATTAGCGGAATCAATTAACTTCCTTAACGCAGTTGAAAACCAGACATCAACAACTCTTAATGACTTAGTAGAAGCAATACCAAAAGCGGGGCCTATCGTTAAAGGTCTTGGTGGAGACGTACAAGATTTAGCTTTATATTTAACAGCAATGAGAGAAGGCGGAATTAATGCGGCAGAAGGAGCAAACGCTTTAAAGTCTGCACTAGCATCTTTAATTAACCCAACAGATGTTGCGGTAGGTAAGTTTCAAACATTAGGTATTGATTTACTAGGCATAGTAAATAACAATGCTGGAGATCTTACTGGAACACTCATGTCTTTGCAGGGAGCGTTAGATCAATTAAATCCGCTTCAAAAACAACAGGCAATTGAACAACTATTTGGAAAATTTCAGTTCTCAAGACTAAATGCGCTTTTTGAAAATCTAGGAAGAGAAGGAAGCCAGACACTTAAAGTTTTAGATTTAATGAAACAGTCTTCCGATGGATTAGCACAAGTAGCTGATCGAGAATTACTTGCAGTAACAGAGTCAGCATCTGGTAAATACAGAAGGGCCCTAGAAGGACTTAAAGCATCTCTAGCAGAAGTTGGAGAACAGTTCTTAACAATCAATACCGTTTTAATTACAGTAATAGATAAGATAGTTCAGTTTGCTATGAACCTTCCTGGCCCAGTTAAACAGATACTAGCATTGCTAGGTGGAGTTACAGCAATTGCTGGCCCACTAATTATGTTAACTGGTTTGCTTGCAAACTTTTTTGGTAATATGGCAAAGGGAGTATTCCATCTAAGAGCTTTCTTTAAGGGTGGAGAAGGATTTAAATATCTAACACCAGAAATGCTAGCAGCAGAAAAAGCTGGAAAACTAGTAGAACAATCTTTTTATAGCGATGCAAAAGCAGCAGCAGTATTACAACAGGCACTTAGAAACCTTTTAGACGAGTTTTCTTTACTAGAAGCAAAAGCAAAGTCTGGTTCAATATCTGTTAATCCAGCAGTCAACACAATGGCAGGCAATCTTGTTATGTCAGGCGGCGGAAGAATAGTAGATCCAAACCACCCACTTGTTGGTCAGATGGGAACAAGAGCAAGCTCACATATGGTTCCTAGATCTGGAATGACCGAAGCACAAAGACTTCAACAAACAATGTTTGGCATGGTTCCAGGATCAGGTCCAGTAAATCAAAAGATTGGTCAGAATCCTCAAATATACATGAACGACAATTTGCCAAGTGTTCCTGGATTAACTACTGTAGGCGGAGTGTCAACAGGAGTTGTAGCGGCAGAAGCGGCAAGGCATCATGCAATGATGGCAACGCTAGGAATGCAATCTAAGGCAGAAATAGAAGTACTTAAGAAACAAATGGTTGCAACTGGAGTTTTGAGTAAAGAATTTATGGGACAGTTTGATGACATATTGCCAATTGTTTCTAGACTAACAGATAACGCTGCAAGAGAATCGGCATTAATTGTTGCTGAACTTCGTGCAGGTAAATTAAATGTAGAACAAGCAAGAGCAAAAATTATAGCCCTGAACCTTGAAACTGAAAGAATGATTTCAACTTCTATGCAGGCTCAAGCAACCTCAATGGGAAGAACATTAAACCCAACAATTATTCCTACATTAAACCAACCTGTAGTTGATCCTACTGGTAAGTCTAATATGAGAGAGTTATTTAAAAAGGGAAGCACAAGAGATTTTATTAATAAGGTAGCGGGAGCACTTGGAGTAAGAACTTCAGGAGCTGGATATAATATTGAAACAACAAAGCCTAGAAGATTAGCAATGGGCGAAGTAGGAGTTCAAAGATATGCTGCAGGATACACATCAATTGCAGCAGCAATGAAGGCGGCAAAGATGCTACGAGAATTCTCTAAATCTTCTTCTTTAATAGGAGGACTTAGAAAAGTAGGATCTCGCTCAGCAAGAGTTGGTGGAGAAAGAGGAGTATCTAATAACTATGGAGAAATCTATAGGTCAGGTTCTTCTATTTATAGAGACCCAGCATTTAAAGCTTACGGAATTACTCCAGCTGGTAAAGACGAAGTATTAATGCATGGAATGACGCCAGGATTTTTACAAAGAATAAGATCTCTTTCATCTAGAGGTTCTAGCGGAGTTGCAAATAGAGATCAATATGATGAATTTAATTTATCCATGGATCCAAGAACAAGAGCAAATAACGAATCTCTACAATTATTGCCAAATTCTTTTATTAGAGCAGAAAGATCTTTTAACACTAGTCTAGCAGCAGGAACTGCAACGGGAGCAATGTTTAGACCAGCAAAAGGCTCAGACATGATTAGCTTACTTCTATTTTTAAAAAATCAAGGAGTTAAGCCACACGTAGCGATGCAACTTGCTGATAAAGCTGCAATAGTATTAAATCAAAAAATGTTAGCTCATAAAGGCCCAATGACCGAAGCAGCATTTGGGAAAATTTTAAATAACGCATCAGTTCGTGCATTATCTAGCGGATTTAGACCAAGTATGATTAGAGTTACAAACCCACTAGGAAGCGATATGCATTCTAGAAATATGGGATTAGTTCCCGCACCTTTTAAAGATGGAGTAACACAGCTTCCAGGATATGGTGGAGGAGATTCAATCCCAGCTCTTTTAGAGCCAGGAGAATCTGTTGTTACAAAAACTGGAACTCGTGGAAATCAAGGATCACTTGCATTAATGAATAAGGGTTACAGTTTAGATCAAATGCTAGGATTCGAAGAAGGAGTAGTTGAAGCAGGTAGACCTCGTGGCGGAAGAATGTTAAGAGCAGTAGGACCTTCTTTAGCAATAGGTATGGGTGGACAAATGCTAGGTCAAAAGGTTGGTGGAACAGCTGGAAGCGCAATTCAAATAGCATCTATGATTGCAAGCATGGGAATGGGATTCGGCGGAGGCGGCGGAGGCAACGGCGGAATGATATCAAGACAAATGGACAAAATTCCAGGACAATTAAAACAACCAATAGGTCCATTAAACAACTTAGCACAGGCGGCATCAAAAACTGGAGGAAGTCTTTCAGGAATATTAAGAATCTTTGGGCCTCTACTTAAAGGATTTGCAACACTACTTAAGCTAACTAGCCCAATAGGAATAGCATTTACTGGAGTTACATTAGCCGTAGGCTTGCTAATTAAAAGACATAAAGAGCACACAGAAGAATTAAGAATTAATAGAACAGCATTTGGAATGACAGCAGATGCTGCTGCAAAGGCTGGATACAAGTACACAGATTATAATAAGCAGATTAAGACTGCTATAGAAGATGCCAAGGCTTTGAAGGCTCAAAATAAAATGATTTACGAGAGCATGACAAAAGCCAACGTTCCAATTCATATGACAATTGAGCAGTACAAAAAACTTAAGGTTCAAGTTAAATCTACTATGCAGGATTATATTAAACTATTTGATCAAACAGATAGAAAAGATGTTGGTCAAACTGCAATTCAATTAAAGGCTCAGTTTATGGCAGCAGGAGATTCTGCTGAAACTGCAACAGCTAAAATATATGCTCTTATAGATGAGTCTAATAAAGCATCTATGGCGGGCAGCGCAATAGGAACAAAAGCTTTCCAAAGTATTCAAACACTAGAACAAGCTGCAATGCAATCAACAAAGACATTTGAATCAGCCTTAAAGGTATCTGACGTTGAAGGACAAGCCTCAGCACTTCTTACTAGTTTTGCAGCAATTAATGGATCAATTGATGAAACAGTTAGGAAGAGCGAAGAAGCGGCGTCAAAGAATAAGGGTGTTGCGATTTCAGTTGGACAAGCCACAAGAGATCAAATTGATTCTATAAATGCTTCTTACAAAAATCAATCTAATTTAACAAAACAAGTTATTTCTGAAATTGGTAAAGCAAATCCAGAACTAGCAGAAGTTTTAAATAGTACAGACACCCTAGTCTCAGCTTTTGCTAAACTTAAATTGTTAGTTCAAGGAACCACCGTAGACGTTGGGGCATTAAGTGGTACTGCTGCTATAGCTGCAGTTAACCTTTCCTCAATTGTTAATGATACAGTAAAGACAACAGGTGCAGTTGGGGCCCAATACGGGAAATACAAGCAACTTACTGATCAAATTAAAGCCCTTCAAACTGCTCAAAAGGGACAATCTGCAAAAGCTCAAATAGATAGCCGAGATGCAATTGCTTCATTAAACAAGCAAATAGATAAAATTAAAAAGGCTGCACAAGATAAAATTAATGGAATTCGTAAAGCAACTGAGGCGGAAAACTCCCAGCTAGAAATTCAAAAAGCTCAACTAAGAGCACAGCAAGCTCTTGCAACTGGCAACATGACAGCCTATGCAGAAGAGCAAATGAGCATAGAGCAGATTCTAAATGAGTCAAATCGTAAATCAGCAGAAGAAGCAATTAACCTTAAGGCCGAGCTTGACATTAAGCCATTACAAGATCAAATAGATGCACTGTCTAACAAGAATCAAAAACTTGCAGATAATGCAGCATTGGCTGGAGATAAATTAGGAGTTCTTCAAAAAAGAGCAGATACTCTTAATACAAATTTAACTAACTATAGCACTAACCTATCTAACATAATTTATAAACTTCAAACTGAGGGCGAAAAGTTTAAAATGACCGAAGAGTTTAAAAATACTATGGCTGCTTTAGAGACAATGGGTAAGACCCTTAATATTGATAAGCCAGCCTCTTCGGTTGTAGATGAAACCCTAAAGGCTTTAAAAAATGGAATTAATGCTCAGAATGTTACAATTTATACTGATCAGGTAAAAGACGGAATGAAGGGTAAGTATGCTACTGCGGGAGACCTTTACTCAGCAATGTATGATGGTAACGCAAGTGATGCCACTCTTAAAAATCCTTATGGCAAGGACGGATACTTGACCCCTGATGCAAGAACAGCAGTAATTGCTGGAGATCAATTAGAAGTTGGAGATATAATTGAAGACCCTAATGGAGTTAAGTACAAGGTACAAAAAAGATTTAAAATTGGCCCTAAAGAAGCAGTAAGGCAGAGTAAGTCTTTGGGCGGACCAGTTGTTGCTGGACAAAAGTATACTATTAATGATAGAGTTAATCCATTGGGATATCAGCAAGAAGGATTTATGCCTAGCATGTCTGGAACTATATATCCAAATATTGCTACTATGCCAAGATATGATATACCTTCTGGAACCAAAATGTCTGGGGTTAATATTAGTAATAGCCCAAGCAGCAATAATGTTTACAATATTGATATAGCATTAAATGGAACAACTGTTACTGTAGATGATGTAATGCGTAGCTTCAAGAGAGAACTTGCGTTGGTTAATGCAAAAGAAGGAATTGACAGAAAACTTGGAGGTAACTACTAATGGCTATGATTTTACCTAGAGGATCAATCCTTAGTATAGAGGCCACAGACGTATTGGCAAGCCCTCCTGGCACAACTAAAACTTTTAATAAAGTAACAGAACACAATAGATCTGACCTAGGAGTTTCTATAGAAAGAATTGAGCAGGTTACTAGAACTTCTAATGGGACTTTAAGAAAAAATTACATAACAGATAAAAGAAGGTTTTCTGCATCATGGACAATGCTTCCTTCTTACAGAACGCTAACTGTTGACGGAGCTTGGGGAGCAGAAGATCTACGATCATTTTACTTAAGCGATGAAGGCAAAACTTCTTTTAGAATAAGAATAAACTTAGCAAAGGCTGGCACAGATCAAACCTCTTCTGGATACGAAGAGTACACAGTAGTATTTGGGGGTTGTAATTTTTCAGTTGTCAAGCGTGGCCTACAGCCACATTGGAACGTGTCTATTGAGTTGGAAGAAGTTTAATGATTAATTTGCCAGCAGTTAAAGACATAGTAGAGCAAAATACTACAATTCAATCTAATGTAGGTTGCACTATTGAATATAATATGAACTCAATGGTGGATAACATTACGGTTACGGGAACTGAATATACCAGAGCAGATGGATCAAAACCTTACAAAAAATTATTTCCCGCCTCTTCTGTTATAAAAGCTTTTAGACCAGTAGGGGCTGGCGTCAAGTATGGGGTTATTGGAGACGTTTCTAGCAATACTTGGAGGGACCCAAAGAATATAGACTATAACCTAGACTATAGAACCTATTACCCTGGCATAGATACATATTACAAGTATCACCTTACTCAAAAAGGAGTAGGAGCAGATATAACAATTGCCTACCCACAAGCAATATTAACAAATAAAATTATTGTTAGATTTGAATTATCTCATTCAACTCCAGCAACATGGACAATATTTAAAGAAGGAAACGTTCAGCTTGCCACAGGAACAAATACTGCAATTAAACCATTTACTACTAGTGGAACAAAAAATTATGATTCAGGAACTTTAACTTTATATTACAACGGAACATCTTGGGTTACTACCGAGCCTTCAACAATATCAACTCCTATATCAATAACATCTTTAAGGTTAACAACGGGAGCAGTAAGTGGTTCACATATTGGAGTCATTGAGCTATCTCCTAGATGGATAGCAGACTTAACTGAGCATATAACAAATTTTTCTACATCTCAAGAATCATCGACTAGCGCCGATGACATATTGCCAGTTGGAAAAGTTTCAGCTAACTCTATGTCGGCCTCATTAGTTTCATATGAGTCCACAAGAAAAATTATTTCATACGAAAAAGGAACAGCCCTTAGCTCATCTTATTTGTATATGTACAAAGGTGCAGAGCTCAAGCCACACATTAAAGTTTATTATTCTGCTGGCCCATCTACGGATACAAAGGGTAATCACCAAAAGGTAAAACAAGGTACGTTTTATATTGATACCTGGACTACATCAGAGTTTGGAGATATTAGTATAAGGGCTCTAGACGGAGCAAAATCCCTACAGGATATAATTGTTCCAGGTATGGTTTGCACAGATACTTCTGCAATAGGAATTATAAGAAGGTTATTAGACAATGTAGGATTTACTAACTATAAAATAAATTATAAAACAGACATTAATGGAAAAATAACAGACAAGTCTATTCTTAGTCCTATATACTGGTGGACAGATGACAGCGAAACTGTATGGAATGCCATACAAGAAATTTGCAGAGACTCACAGATGGTCGCTACCTTTGATGAGAACAATGTTCTTCAATTTTATACAAGAGATTACCTATTTTCTCAAACCACTGCACACTGGAATTTTAAATACGCAAAAGACGGAAGCATACTCCCAAACATTATATCTTTAAATAAAACAGATTTGCCAGCAATTAATCAAGTAAAAATATTGTGGAATCCAGTAACTGCTAGCGAATTATTAGGAAGTGCTCAGCCTCTATGGAAATCAGGATCTTCATTCTTAGGAGCATACTCACTTAATACCGCTTTATCACAAAGCTCTGGAGCAGGAGAATACATTACCGTCTCTCCTATTGTAGTAAATCAAGAACAGAAGCAGATTATTTATAGCTATTCAGGGTACCTTGTTATTGATTCTGAAATTATAGAGTACGACGCTGTTGAATATCAGTATATTAATACCGCTGGTACTAAAACAACAATTGCTATAGAACAACAAAGCGATTTACAAAAAATTGCAAATGATATAACAACAACATTGTCAGCCAATAAGGCTATAGGTCAAACAGGAAGAATAAGAATTAAAAGCAGAGGCGCACTTGGAACAGTAGCTGCGGCACACACGGCAGCTGGAGAAGGAGCCAAAGTTGGTTGGTTGGGATATAACAATACCTTTAAGGCTAATGGAGATTCGGGATCTCCAAGTTCAGTATCTTCTGACATTATTGCTTCTGTATCAACCCCCCCATCATTAGATTCAGTGCCATCAGAAACAACTTCTTCAGTTAAAGAAATTCAGAAATCTTTATTTAAGATAACTTCTGATTCCTCTGATAAACAATTACACTCTGTAGCTGTAAAAAATATGTCCATAGCCTACTCTGGAGAGTACTACACATTTGGCACAGGAATGTTTTTTAAAAGCACAATAAAAGATGTATCAGCAGCTGGAGGAATAGGATTTTTTACAAACTCTACTGGAATGGACGGCTACTATGTTTCTTTGGAAACAACAGCTAATTTGGCAAAAAGCGGTGCCGATAAAGCCCTAGGTATATTTAAAATTAAAAATGGAATTATGACATCTCTTTCTGATTCTCAGTCAGACATAAATAAAACCTTAGCATTTTTAACTGGGTCTACTTCATATAAAGTTGATATACGTGTAAAGCATGACACAGTAAATTCAGTTATTGCTATAGATGTATTTATTAATGGATTTAAGATTACTGCAGCAGATGCATCAGACATTATTACTCCAAGTCCAAATATAGCAATATACTCAAGAACTGGCTCAACATTTTTTGACTATGTCTATGCAATTCCATTAAGTAAAGAGCAGTACGATAACGGATTATTTAAAGATAGATATTATGGAAGATTTGGAAGCACAACATTAGACTTTCTTTATGGAGAAAAGCTAACGAGCAGCTTTGACAATACAGGAACATCTGGCGGAGCAGTAGATGAGTTTGGTACAGTAGCAAGAGAGCTAAAGAAGATAGATGTCAAATACGACTCTAGGCCATCCTTTCCAGTTTTTGCAAGCGTAGGACTAAGCCAGTACGTTGAAGTCTTGGGGTCAAGGCTAACGTCATTTGGGGCGGAAGTCTATGTTGTAAATAATGCTGGAACGTTTGTACCCCTAGACGACTCCCAATTTGCATCCTTTAGCATTATAGGAAACACCGTCGTCCAGTCTGGACAAAATGAATATTTAGATAAAACAATAAATGAATTTACTAATCCAGAGCAGGCTACTTTTGAGTCGGTCTGGATCCAAAGAGAAGAAGACGCTAAAAATTTATCTGACTGGATTAAGAATCAATGGTCTAAAAAACAGTCCGTATGCGAGCTAGAAATATTTTCTAACCCCTTGATTTCTGTAGGAGATCTTGTTACAATTAACTATCCTGCTAATGGATTTGACGGCACACAAAAATTTATAGTATCTAATATAAATAACACTTTTGAGGGAGGGCTTAATACTAAGATAACTGCTAGATCTATTTATAGTCAGTAAATGGTATAATAAAAAATATGAAGAATTCTAAAAAGTCCTCAAGCTCAGCTCCAGTAACAGCCCCAATTGTTACGGTAGCAGGTTCAGAGTTAGACGTGGTAGCCAATTCAAACTATTTGGCATACCTAAAGGCAAATGTGGCGGCGGCTAGATTAATGGGTCAGCAGGCCAATGACGGACTAGATGATCCAGATGATGACCCAGTCAATGATCCAGATGATGACCCAGACGATGGCACAGGAGATGATCCTTCAGAAGGAAATGACAGACCCAGCCTATCCGATATAGAGATTGTTTCTAATGAAGTAGTTTTTGATTCAGCTGGAATACCATCTGCAAAAATAATTTTTAAAGTAAAAAATAGTAGCGGTAAAGTTTTAACAGCAATACATTCTAGAGTGGAGAAAAAATGATAACTAAATTTGGTAAAAGATTTTTAGCAAGTCAGATAGCTGGAGTTAACTCCTTTGCTGGAAGAGAACTAGCATTGGGAATAGGATCTACCGCAGCTAATGCTAATGGCAATGATACCAAGTTGGAGTTTGAATTTTATAGACTCCCAGTTCTTCTATCAAGTTTTGATGTAGTCCAAACTGGAGTTGACGGAAGCGGAAACCCAGTATTTGAATACAATGTTGTTTATTCATCAACAATACCTCAAGATGTGTCTGGTGTAGTTTCAGAAATTGGACTCTACCCTGGAGGAAGAACCTCCTTTAATAATTTTGATAGCAAATTTATTTCTTCTTTTACAAACAATTTTAATTGGTTTGATGGATCAAGTAATCCAGCCCTTCAAAGTAATACTCAAGATTCTTCTGGAGCCTACACATTCTTGTCAAAAATTGACGACAGCATGATTAGGGTAGATGCATCATCTGGGGCAACAAAAGAATATACTAACTCATTAGAGTCATATGATATTTCTGGATATAGCATTAATGATACTATATCTATTGCTTATAAAAAATCAGATAACAATGTTTCTAATATTAGAGTAAAATTTTATAGCTCTGCCTCAGCATATTATTATGTAGATTTTACTCCTGCTTCTGGATCTGGAGACAGAATACAAAGCGTTTCATTAAATAGTCTTTTTTCAAATTATACTGCTTCTCCAAATTTACCCGATCCTGCATCAATCACAAAAATAGGAGTTGCTGTAACAGCATCGGGCGGGGCTACAACAGTTTATTTAGATGGAATTAGAATTAATGATGAGGACACCTTTGACCCTTCATACGGAATGATTAGCAGGTCTGTATTGTCTACCCCATTAATTAAAAAGCCAGGAAGACCCGTAGATATTGAATATAAGTTATTGCTGGAGTTTTAAATGGGTGCAGAAGACGAAGCAAACTACGCAAAATATTTTCCTAAAGATTTAGATAAAGATAATTCAAAGGGTACGGGCCAAGATTACTTTACCATACCTATTTTAGATTTAAAAACAGGCACTCCTTACGCATTTAATTTTCAATGGGTTTTCCCAAACGGAAGTAAGAGTAAATGGTCAGATGGATATACAGTAACAACTGCCTCCTATACTACAAAATTAACAAAGCCAACAATTACAGTAACCGCTGCTTCTTTAGGATATATAGTTTCTTACACCAAGCAGACAGATAAAAACTTTGACAATGCAATTATTGAAGAAGCTGTTTCTAATTCTAATACTGATCCAGGAACGGGATACCAAGAAGTTGGAGTAACTTCTTCAAATCCAATAACTATAACTGTAGGAAGCGTAAGTAAAAGATGGGTAAGACTAAAGCTTACAGACAAAATTGCAGGCAATACAGCCTACTCAGATGCAGTTTCAGTAACACCAGTAGATCCAGTAGCAGCTGCTTTAGATATAACACCACCATCCGCCGCATCAGGCATATCGGCTGTATGGTCTTCAGACAATATATTAATAACAGCAACTGTATCTGCTGATGCTAAAAAGTTTATAGTCAGGCTTACAAATGGTTCATCTGTAGGATTCTTTACAAAATTTCCTAGTGCTGCAGGAACATCTCAAACAATTTTAATAACTAGCGAAGAACTATATAATACATTTGGACAATATTTTACATCTTTCTCAGGGCTTCTTACATCAGCCGACTCTTTAGATAATCGTGATTCTGGAGTTGCTTTTAGCGTAGCAGAAAAAACAAATGAGTTAAATGGAGTTACTCCTACTTTTACAGTAACATCTATTTCAAACGGGTACACCGTAGTTTACACATTGCCAGCAGCAGCATCTTATGCAAAAGTTTACGCCAGCGGTACTTCAGGATTTACCCCAAATGATTCTACAAACTTAGTTTATTCTGGCTCAAGTCCAGGAGTTGTTATAGATACAAGCTATTCAATTAAATATGTTAAAATCAAATATTTTAAAATTGATGGTTCAACATCATCCATATCTGCAGAACAATCTGTAACTCCTTCAGATCCAGGAATGCTTTCATTAATTGATAATGAAGTTAAGATAAGCACATCAGGATCCATACTTGCTGGAGATTCTGCAGTATCTGGTGGCAGAGGAATATTTAATAAAACTGGTATTTATTTTTATGATACTGCAGGCAACGCTACTTCTCAATTAATAACAACAGCTTCTGGGGGAAGCCCTACCCTTATTACTACAAGCGCTAAGATTGCAGACTGGATTATATCTAGTAATAAAATTGAAAATACTTTACATGCTGGAACAACTCAATATTCAGGATTATCTCCTTCTGGTACGTATGCATTTTGGGCTGGATCAACCGTTTCTGGTGGAAACTCTGCAGCTAATTTTTCCGTAACTCCAGCTGGCGCAGTAATTGCTAAAAATATAACTATTACTGGCGGCTCATTAACAGTTGGAGCATCTTCAATTGCAGCATCTACTGGAAAACTTATATCAACTGATGCAGAGATTACTGGTGCAATTACAGCAAACTCTGGAAGCATCACAGGTAATTTTGGGATTGGCGCAAGTGGAACTTTTTTTATAGGATCAAGCGCATCTTCTGGCGACAGAATATTAATTAACTCAGGAGGAATTGCAGCATATGCTAGCGGAGTTACTGATCCAAGATTTGAATTAGCAAAAGATGGTACTGGAAAAATCGGAGGCTGGACAATAAATGCCACTTCTTTATCGGCATCAGGAATGGTATTAAATTCTGGTTCTCAGCAAATAAGTTTTACAAATGGATTCCAAATTGATAATGATAACTTTACATATACTGTGGCTGGTAGTGCTCAAGCTTCATCTACATATTATGGGTCAGATACAAATACAGACGGAACCGTTCAAGACTCGTTTGTGTCCCTTGCTCCAGGAACAGCTACAGCTAGTTCAATTAATATTAAGCCATCAAGCAGCTATAGTGCATCTACATCCCCAGCATTGTTTATGTCAACATCTGGATATTCAACATTACAGGCTGGAGGATCCTATCTTAGCTTGAGCAGCACGGGAGTTGTTATTAATACTAATACAACGGGCGGCATTGTACTTAAAGGTTTTACAAGTGCATACCACCCAATGTATAATTCCGCTAAAGAAGCAGGAGCAGTTTTACAGATTTTTAGCGATGGAAGAGTTACTGCTGGTAGAGCGTTTTATAAATCTGGTGCTGCAGAAAGTTCTATTACTAACATAAATCATGGCACCTGGCCCTACGTTGGGCTTATAGGCGACGTTATATTTAGTACGGCGGATTAACAATGGCAGGAAAGTCATATATAAAAGTTGGCTATTACGACTGGGACAGAATAAAAAAGATGTATATAAAGACTGGTGGCCAGACATGGTCGGCAATCAGAAAAGCATATGTAAAAACTGATTCGGGGTTTTGGCGTAAAGTATTTGATACTGCTAGCAACAGGCCCTTTATTGCAGGAAACGATATACCAAAAATAAGACTTAATACTTTTAGAACTGGTAGTTCATATAATCCTGCTGGAACATTAGATGATCCAGTTGACCCATTAGTCGAAGCACCACCAGTCCAGCAAATGGGTCCAAGCTGGACATCTCCAACCTACGGATGGCCGTATGAAAGCCTTGGAAGACACCTGTGGGGATACGACGGAACTTGGACATCTGGTAACGGAAGCTCAATGACTTTTACTTACACATGGCTATATAACCTTACTGGAAATAGCAATGATAATACTGCTGAGCTTAATGCAACATCAACTACTGGCAGAACTGATATGCTTACTAACTTATCTAGTCATCTAGGACAAAGTGACGGAGATTACTTTGATAAAAACTTTCTTACATTTAGAGTAACCGCAACTAATTCTGCAGGAAACGCATCGGCTGAAAGTGCACCAGTATATATAGTCAGAGAAGTTCCTACTGGATCTATTACAATGGTTTCTCCAGGAACAGCTGCTACAAATTCAACAATGTCAGCCTCATTTACATATAGTAACAATTGGTATAACAAAACAAATGTTTCTAATTCGTATATAGAATGGTTCGCCGTAGATAATCTTGGAGACTCTCTTACAAATTCTAATCGTGTTCAAATAGAGTATTTATCCTCTATTGCAGTTACTGGTACAACATCAAAATCTGGAACAGCATATCATGTTCCAACAATAGGGAATAAGTATTATTATGTAAGAATGACTTTAAACAATTCGGGAACTGAAAATGCAGTCATATCAATAACTGGATTTACTCCAAAATCTTCCGTAACATCCCAAGCTAATAAAACAGCTAGAACAGGCATAGCTGCAACATCCCCAACATCAATTACTGCTACAAATAATGGAAGTGCTACAACTGTATTTATATCTTGGTCTGGCGCATCTAATGCCGTTTACTATAGAGTTAGATGGGTTGGTTTTCAAGATACATCAGTTGATCCCGCAATTTATTACGACAAACAAATAACAGCATCAAGCTCAACTTCTGGTTCATGGAATTGGGGTCCTTCTGACCCAGATAAAGATGGCGCAGTGCCTTACCCTGGTGTTGCTTATTATTACCACGTATCATCTTCTGCAGACGGAACTACTTGGAGTCCCTACACCGTAAGCAGTACTGCGGTTGGAACAGTCCAGTCTTACAATGTTAGCTGGAATGGAAATGGCGGGTCTTCAGGAAATGAAGGTATTCCGTGGTCATTTACTGCAGGAGGCTCTGTTACAGTTCCTTCTGCAACAAGAATAGGATACACATTTGTTAGATGGACAGATACCACATCTGGAGATTATACTTATACAACTACTGGAGGAACTTTTTTTCCTCCATCTCAAAATATTACAATGTATGCAAGATGGCAGATAAATGTCTGTACTATTCCAAATGTTATAGGAATGACAGAAATTAATGCATCAAATGCTGTTAACGCTGCTGGATTTTTATACGAGTATACTGATTACATTGACACTACTAATGCTTCAATAGTTGGAACAGTTGCTGCAATAGATCCACCAGTAGGATCTCAGCCAGGATGTGCTACAAATATAACTTTAACTTTATATAGACTTTCAGTGAAGTTATCAACCCCAACTGGAGTAAATGCAACTGACGATAGAACTGATGGAGTTAACGTAACCTGGAACGCAGTTTCAGGAGCCGCATACTACGGCGTTTGGTGGGGAGGGGCACCAGCATACGATTCTTTGGCAGATTTTGGTGGCAATAGAAATGTTAATTTAATTACAGGAACTTCTTATTTAGATACTGCTATAAGTTCTGGCTCAAGTAGAGATTATTATGTTCAAGCATATAAGTCTGGAGACCCATCTGGGACTAAATCGGATTGGGGCGGACCAAACAATGGAACTAGAGCAGCACCCGCAGTAGTTATTACTTATGGTAACTGTGAGATTTATGGATTTCCTTACTATACTAATAGCAGTTATGATTGTTATGGAGATTATAGTTATGCATGGACCGATAACTATTATTTTCAAAGAAGACAAATATTGTCTAATGGAGTTTGGAATGGTTCATACGACTATAGTTGTGCAAACACTTCAGTTAGAACTTATGGATCATTTTCTCAAGTAAACGGTCAATGCGGATATTCTCCACCATCACCAACCCCAGCAATAACTTCTGGTCCTAATATTAGTTGGGCTTCTGGCAACAACTTTACTTTATCGGCAAGCGCTTCAAATGCAACAAACCTTGAATTTCAAGTTGAATTTGCAAACCAATCTGGGGGGCCAGCTCTTTCTACACAGACCTTCTTCTTTGGAGCAAGCTCTGGTGGCGGAACAACAGGAGCTCAGCAATACTCATGGGCTAGAACAAGAGTAAGAGCAAACAATAGCAGCACTGGACTAAGTAGCAGTTTCTCTGGATACACAGGATGGGCATAAAATGATAACTAATATAGAAAAAATAGAAATAATGCAAAATAGAATTAATACAATGAATTTACACGTAACGTCTCTTCGTGAAGACATTTTACAAGCACCCTATGCAGAGCATGCTGAAAAGCCAACCAGGCAGTCCGTGCTAGATGATATTCTAGGCATTATTAATGCTTTAGAGATACAAAAGACAGCCTTGACTAATCAAGGCTAAATGCTATAATATGAAAGGAGGAACAAAATGACAACACTATTAACAAATGCAGATAAGCTGAGCGTAGTAAATCAGCATATCAAAAGTATAGATTTTCAACTTTATAATTTAGAGCTGGACTTGCTAGAGGCTAATGCTGAAGCAACGCCTAATGCTGAGAATATCTCATCATTAAATGTTAGAGTATCTTCTTTAACTGCAAAAAGAGTAGTCCTTGCCACAGAAGCGCTAGAACTAGAAGAATAGGAATAAAAATGGCAGACAAAGCAGAATTAATTATAACCGCCCTACAACAGCGTATAGGAGAAATCGTATCAAATTATGAAACTCAAATTGCAATACTTAGGGCAGAAATTACAAAGCTTATGGAAGAAAAGGATGCTAAGGTTGAAGCTGTTCAAGAATACGAAAACCACCTTAACGATCTCACAGCCAACTAATTTCCCTTCAGGTATTGCTGTTAAAACAGATAAAGATACCTATTGGATTAAAGACGGTAAAAGATATAGATTGATTTCTAATAGGGCCGCTCAGTCCTGGTGCTTTACTACGGTATTAGCAACAGAGGCGGCATTAATAGGGATTAAGCTGGTAGGCAAACTAGGATTCAGAGACGGATCCTTGATAAAAAACCTAGCAGATGGTAAAATGTATTTAGTATCACAGAATAAACTAAGACATATAGTAGACCCAGATTCTTTTAATAGATATGGATTAGATAGATCTAAGGTAATAGAAGTGTCTGATAAAGAAATTTTAGCACATGATTTAGGAGAAAATTTATAATGGCTAGCACATTTAATGACGGTGATCCAATCGATGCAGCAACCCTGCAATCACTTTTAACAAGGCTATCACAGGTAGAAGCCCTTGCTGGAGCAAAAGTAAGTGCTGGCTCAACAATAAGTGTTGTTCCTAAAACAGGAGCAGAAATTATTGTTCCAAAGTTTTTTGGAGGGTATTCCCCTCAAGTTGTATTAACTCCAGGAAAGTATTCTCCATTTACAATTGAGTACGATCTGGGGTCAAAACCAAAGGCAATTGTTTTTGGACAACTATATACTGGTAAAAACGATGCGTTAGCATATATGCCACAGGTAATATCTTTAACAGAAACCTCTGCTAACTGCAGAGTTAGATGTCCTGGATCTACTGTAGGCGGAACTACAAGATTTTATTTTGTAGCAGTTTACAACTAATCTATTGACATCGTAGCTTAATATGCTACAATTTAGATAATATTAAGGCCACAGTTCTGTGGCCCTATTTTTACGCAGGGACATTAATGACAAACGATTTAAAATGGATGCTGTCATCTGATCAGCAATTCCCATATCAAGATGACAAGATGATTGCCCTGTGGTTTAAGGTAATGAAATGGTTTAAGCCAGACGTAGTTGACTATTTGGGAGACACTGATGATCAAGCCTGTTATAGCAAGTATACTGAGGGACGCTCAGCTGAGTTTTTAAACTATCATAAGAATGATAGCAAAGATCTAATTGTTCCTATGATGCGCCACGAAGCAAAAGGTGCAAGAGATTTTTATGCTAAAACAAGAGAGATGTTACCAGATGCACAACTTTTCTCAGCTCTAGGAAACCATGACATCAGAGTATTTAATTATGTTGATGCAAAGCTTCCAGATTATATTTCTGAGGTAACACCAGAAGCATTGTGGAGTCTAGATTCTTTAGGGTATGATTACATTTATTATGACGAACTTCCTAAGCGCCGTTTTGGTGATATTCACGTACACCACGGAATGTCTATCGCAGCAACTGGATCGGCAAGAAAAGATATGGAAGATATGCAAGTATCTTTAATTAGAGGACACTCCCACCGTATTGCTTCTCATATGGTTACGTATGAACTAAGAAATAATGGCGAAGGCGAAACATTAAGAGGATATGAAATTGGTCACATGTGTGATGAAAAAGGTCCAGGAATGAAATACACCCAGCACCATGACTGGCAAAAGGGTTTTGCTGTGGCTCATATTGTAAATGATTATCCACATATTCAAATGATTCATATTGCACCAGACTACTCATGCGTTGTAGATGGGAAAACATTTTCGCTATGATGAAATGTGAGAAGTGTTCGGGTAGAGTATTTGTAGACAGAGTATTTTCTCAAAAACTACACACGGAATTGTTTTGCATCCTTTGCGGAAAGCGTTGGATGATCAATAAAGAAACGAATGCGTTTGCTAAATGGCTAGAGAAAACAGACAGAGACTACGCAAAAAATTCGTCTATTTCTTCTTAAATAGTAAAGTACATAAAGTACTTAGGCTATCAAGAGCTAGAGACGAAGTAGTAGCGTGGTCCTATTTAGATAAAAAAAGAGTCATGTATTCTTATTCTCAAGTGGATAAGAATATGGAAAAGGCTTATAGCATATCAGAAGTTAGTAAAATTTTAGGCAGACACAGAGTAACAATAGAAGAATATATTTTGCAAGGCAAGATTAAGCAGCCTCAAAAAGTATATCCAATTAGTAATCCAGAGAGTACTTGGTCTAAGTATATGCTTAGCGAATCGGACATTCTGGACATTCATCAGTTTATTATTGATGCGGGGCACATCAGGGATCTTCCGTCAAAGTCAGAGTTGCAGGCCCTTCTCAAACACAGTTTAATAATGTATACTAAGACAGAAGACGGAAAATTTGTACCAGTATGGAAGGCGGAGTAATGTCAGAAACAAGAGTAAAGGTGGATTTGTCATTCACACGCAATCTAGGAAACTACGAAAGCATTAGAATAAACATAGGCGTAGAAGATGATGTCCGTAGTGGAGAAAATGTAGACTCTGCTACAGAGAGAGTGTACGCTTTTGTTGAAAACAAGTTAATAGAGAAAACTCGTGAAGTAGAAAAAGAGCTAAACAGTGGCAAATGAGAAATTGCCATATGTTTTAATTGGACTATACGAAAACCTGTATTTTGAGAAATATAATAAAAAGCCTAGGATAAATAAATTTCGTGAAAAGTGGGCAATGCAAGATGTAATAGATAGCGTTGGTATGGACAAAGCAAAGGAACTTTTGGTATACTACTTTAAGACAACCAAGTCGGGGCACCCTCTTAGTTTCTTCTTTTATAACTTTGACAAGCTAGACTACTTGAAAACAGAACGTGAAAAAGATGCAACGCATCGCAAATTGCTACTACAGGCAACAAAGGAACTAGTTGAAGGCGGGAATGAATGAATACAGAAGCCGAGTTAATCTCAGCAGTATGTAAGAACAAAGACATTAGCACCCTGCTTGCAGATAATGTAGATGAGATATTTACGTCGCATAAAGATATCTGGGATTCATTAAAGTCTTACTATTATAAATTCAAGGCAGTCCCAGAAGCTGGAATCCTTATGGAAAGATTTAAGGACTTTGAGCCAGTAGAAACAAAGGCAGAGACTGGTTATTATTTAGATAAGTTAAAGAATGAATATCTAACTGGGCGACTAAAAAGTATTATTATTCAGAGTGGGTCTGCTCTAAAAGAAGATGCAGCATCTAGAGTATTGGGTGATCTGCAGGCTAAGCTTTCTAGTCTATCTAAGTTTACAAATCATGTTCGTGACGTAGATGTAACAGACATTGAGTTGGCAGAAAAACATTTTTTAGCAGTTAAAGAGCGTTCAGCAATTATGGGTGGAGCTCCAGGAATTCTTACAGGTTTTGATGCTATAGATAAGGCGTATCCTACTGGCATGGCTCCAGGACACCTCATAGTGGCTATTGGCTGGCCAGGACGTGGTAAGACATGGTTTACATCCTACCTTGCTTGTAAGGCGTGGGAGCAGGGCTTTAAGCCTATGATTGTATCCCTTGAAATGTCTCCAGAAAATATGCGTGATCGTATTTATACAATGATGGGCTCAGGATTATTTCGTGCTTCAGACTTTGCAAAGGGTGACGTTAATGTAGATACGTTCCGCTCATGGGGTCAGAAAAGATTTGAAAACAAAAACGGATTTATCCTTGTATCTAATGAGGGCATGGGAGAAGTAAACGCTAATACTATTCAGTCTAAGATAGATCAGCATAAACCAGACTTAGTTATTTTAGATTACCATCAATTGTTTTCTGATAATAAGCGCAGTTCAGGTGCAACAGAACGTAACATGAATGTGTCTCGTGAGTTCAAGATGCTTGCTATGACAAACAATATTCCAGTTATTGATATTACTGCAGCGACTATGGATGATATTACAGATCAAGATGCGCCTCCTATGCTTAGCCAAGTTGCTTGGTCTAAGGCTATTGAGTATGATGCAGATATGGCTATTGCTATTCACAAGTATACTGATACCAATATGATTGAGGTTGTGAGCAGAAAGAATCGTCACGGAATGGAGTTTAATGTCTTCCTAGACTGGGAAATTAACAGAGGTATCATTAAAGAAATTTACGAGAACCCATTTGCAAATGACGCATCGAAAAATTAAAAGATTTCAAATAGATGTAGAGTTTCATGATAACTCTCAGCTAATAAGTTTAAGGCCTCAGTACGAAAACCTTTTGGTTCAAGACATGAGGGGTAAGGGATACGTAAGAGTGCTTGACATAGATCCAGCATTTTCGGTAGAATTTACTGGCGAGACGTGGAAGTTCTTAATGAGCATTCACGGAGTATATGTAGGAAAGAAGAAGGCATGGCAATCAGAGGGTATAACACAAGGGAAGTCGATACCACGCACTACACGCCAAACCATATCAAATCTATCCTAAGATCTATAGGTCTTGAGGTAGTTGGCGAAACGGGTAATGACTTTCTATGCTACTGCCCATTTCATTCTAATAGACATACCTCAAGCTTTAGCGTTAGTCGTGAGAAGGGTGCATTCATATGCTTTAATCCTTCCTGCGGAGCAGCTGGAACATTACAAGAACTTGTTAAAAGGGTATTAAACAAAAATGAGTTTGAGGCTATGAGATTTATATCTTCAAAGGAAGCGGAGTCTCTAGAAAACTTTGATGAAATGCTTTCAGAAGCAATGGAAGATAAGCCATTGTTTAAAGAGTTCTCGGAAGATACTTTAAAAAAACTATATACTGATTTAATTACAACAGCTCCTGGTAAAGAATACTTTCTTTCTAGGGGAATAAATCAACAATCAATAATTGATTTTGGTCTTGGATATTCTAGCAATATGAATATGGTTACTGTTCCAGTACATAGCCCTGACGGAATGGCAATAGGACTAGTTGGAAGATCAATTGAGGGTAAATCTTTTAAGAACAGCACAAACCTACCTAAGAGCAAGACGCTATTTAACATTCATCGTGCCAAGAAAATTGGTGACCATGTAATAGTAGTGGAGTCTAGCTTTGATGCAATCCGTGTGCATCAAGCTGGGTTTCCTAATGTGGTCGCTACCCTAGGAGGATTTCTTTCTAAGGAGCAGCACAGCCTACTAAATAGACATTTTAATAAGATAACTGTTATGACTGATGCCGATCAGGCTGGAAGAGACCTAGGCAAAAGCATTGTTACTAAATTAAAGTTTAAAGACCTCTTGTGGGCTTCGTATGAATATGGTAAGATATATCCACATGGTGCAAAAGATGCTGGAGATTTAACTGATGAAGAAATTAAGGCATGCATTAAAAATTCTGTATCCGATATAGAATACAGATCTTGGAACTCGTGATATAATAAAAATACAGATGGATTTATACCATCAACTATAAAGGAGAAATATATGAGTATAGTAAAGGGTCTAAAAGACCT